CCATGGCTGTGCGAACAAGTTCCATAGGTATGACAGTATCATCGTCTGCGGACGGAAACTCGCCCATAACTTCGACCCTGGCAACAGTAGAATCTTCGCCATATTGTTCGATCATGCGTTGAAAGAGTTCTTTGTCCGTACCCTCGACCGTGCGTGAGTCTATTTGTTCGGTTTTCCAGAACTTGCGTTTAGAGTGAAAGGAATCGTAGAAAGGTCCTGAGTTCCTGCGTGGATTAGAGAAAGTAAACCAGTAACGATTTTTCGTGGGTTCGGAAAAGAATCCTTCCGATACGGAATATATCGGTGCTGGTATACCGGAAGCCTCGTCCATGATTAAGCAAACTCCGTATGATGAGTGAATACCAGCGAACGCATCCGGGTTTTCTTCGCTCCATAGCTGTGCTTGTGCGTAATAGTAACCAGTATCGATCTTGAGATCGTCTACTAGAGCAGTTTCAAACCATTGTGCTGGTTTTATTGCGGTAGCAGTCTTGTTAAACCAATGAGAGTTGATAGATAGTGTTAGCCATTTACCTAATTCCGCCCATGTTCTAGTTCTAAGCTGTTGTTCTGTGTTAGCTGTAACAATAATGGTTGCTCCTAACCTGGTAGAAAGCATCCATAAAATAATCCAGGAGACTAATGCAGACTTTCCAATACCCCGGCCTGAACCAACCGCCAATCTAAACATCTCTGGTAGATCAATGGTTTCGTTTTTTCTAATATGGTTTCCAATATCTCGCAAAATTTTTTCCTGCCACTTACGAGGACCAGTAAAATGTTCGAGGGGGGTATCCTTTTCGCCCCAGGGGAAGACGAATTTAACAAAGTTTAATGGATCATCTTTGATGTTAAGTGACCAAACTGCGGTCATTAATTCTCTTTCTTGTTTGATTGGATATTTCATATTTCAAAAAAATTAAAAAATTTTAGTTCAACAGTTATACATATATACGCCCCCCCCACGCACAAAAGGGGGGGGTCAAATCGTTAATCCTCTATTTATTACACAAACGGACGCATGTGCGAACGGACGGGGCCCTGGTCCTCTCAGAGTCATTAGGGAGAAAGGGGAACCCACTAAGAGGAGGCCCCGTCCGAGTTGTCTATATATTCGTCCTGGTCGTCTTGGGCGTTCGTACGAGCGTTTGCTTCCGTGCGTTCCCGTGCGTCCTGGAGGTTGAGTTGTTCCCCTGGTTCGTCCGGGCGTACGTCCAGGATCCTGGAGTTTGCGTTGGATAAGATCCCGGCCAGGTCCAGGTTGTGGTTTACTTGCTGAATGTCATTCCAGTTCTTGGGGTCCCGGTTCTTAAGGAAAAATATAGCGGAAGTTTCTTTCCCCTCCATGGCGTTCTGAAACACTTTATTGGCCACCAATTGAACCGCCTTGTATCTTCCTTTTTTTATAGCTGTGTCAAATTTATCATTGGATCTTTTTTCCCTGGCTATCGTGCTAAGACTACATCCCAACAATACCGCAATTTGAGACTCAGAAAGTCCATCACCGGACCAGGCGGTTATTTGTTTGTAATCCTCAGACGTCAACTTATCCAATTTCTTTTTTCTGCCTCTTTTAACTGGTTCATTCATAGGGTTAATTGTAATTCTAAATTTAGGCCTGGAAATTATTTTAATGACATATTTGACATTATTTTAAGAAATCGATTAGAATATACACATACCCGGGAACTACCGGGCATTTCGGGGAGATACCCCAAGGAGATAGAAAGAATGAAAGATAAAATAGAAGTACTAAACCGCAAAGGAATCCAGGAATGCTACGACATGAAACCAAGGATATTTAATACCTGGTTAATTGACGAACTCGGCATACCTGGAACCAGGGCACAGAAACTTGGCCAAGCAATTGATCAATTACACAGTGCTATTGCCTTGATGGATCCGGATTATCAAAAGCGGATCCTTGGCATTCCATTGGCCGACTTATTAAATAAGTTTGGCGACCTGGAAGACTTAAGGCGAGATTTTAAACAGACTTTGAATACTCATGTTAATGAAGACAGAGTTTTATTTTCAACTAAGGGGTAAATAATGATAAACGCAAAACAACAACCAAAATGTGCTGACCTGGTGGAAAGCAAGTACAACGAAACCGAGGCCGATTATAAAAAGGCCCGGAAGTTCTTCGAGGAATACCAGGACGCAACCGAGGGCCAAAAAATTGCCCTGGAAGTTATAGACAAGAACCGGGGCGATTATTTCCACGAGTACGAAGATCTATTCGACTATGTAAACCAAACCGCCTTATCCTGGGACTATGTCGAGAGCGAGGGCAGAGAGGCCGGATATTATCGATTGCAGTTATCCTGGGGCGGACCATCTGACGAGTTCCGCATTTATGTCGACCAAGATAAAGAAATTGATATTATCGAGTATTGGTATATGGACTGGTTCGATTCGGCTCATTACCTGGTTGCCAAATATTCTGATTGTTGGCACATCTGCGACCAGTTCCTAGAATGTGAGAGGTGGTCTTGATGAAAGTCTTAATAGCTTGTGAAACTAGCGGAACAGTTAGAAATGCTTTCCTGGATCGTGGCCATGATGCCTGGTCTTGTGATGTCTTACCATCTGACGATTTAACCAACAGGCATATTCAAGATGATGTCCTGGAAGTTCTTAAGATGGAATCCTGGGACATGTTAATGGTGGCTCATCCACCTTGTACCAGGTTATGCAATAGCGGTGTCCGGTGGCTACACAAGGCCCCACCAGGTAAAACATTAGCCGAGATGTGGGAACAGTTAGACCAGGGTGCAGAATTGTTTTCTAAACTTTGGAACGCTGACGTTCCCAGGGTGGCCATTGAAAACCCGGTTATGCACAAATACGCCAAGGCCAGGATTAAAAACTTTGAGCCATTTACCCAAAGCGTCCAACCTTACGAATTTGCAGAGAGCATAGACGCTGAGGACAACATAAGTAAAAGGACCTGTTTATGGTTGCGGAACTTACCGCCATTAATCAAGACCGGAACTCTAACCAGGGAAACCGCCAGGCATGACATACATAATGCGTCACCTGGTAAGGATCGCTGGAAAGTTAGATCCAAATTTCACAAAGGCATTGCCGAAGCAATGGCCGACCAATGGGGGAAATAAAAATGTACGAAGTAATAATTGAAGATGCAATCCTGGGGCCGGTCGTTGTGATGCGGTCCCCTAACCTGGGGCAATGCCTGGACAAACAAAAAAGATTGATCCAGGACGGACATTTAGATTGTTTTATAGCAAGGGGGAAAAAATGACATTTACAGATGCAGTAAATAAATATAACTGCCATGCCCGGGATGTCCTGGGATTGGTTGGCGAATTAGATATCCCTTGTCCGGATATGTCAAAAAAGATTGAGTTCCCACTTGATCCGGGCCGGGTGTATTGGATGCTAAAAGATAGCCAAGACAAAAAAATAGGCTTAGTAGATTCTAAAAGGGGCCGAGTATTATGAAACAAGAAGAAACAACCCGTATTAATTATCGAGGGATACCCGTTGATATAACTATCACCTGGGATTATTTTCGTTCAGCAGGTTTTGACCATATAGAAGTTCAAACCCTGGACAATCACCCGATCCCACTAACCCCCACCGGGTACCGGTCGCATTTTTGCAACTTCCCGGAAAACTTCACCATGGACCAGGCCATAACCTGGTTTTATGAACAGAACGGGGAAAAGGATCCCAACAACCTGGAAGATGATTTGTTTTCTAGCGTCTCACATGAGCCACACGCAACGGAAAGCATTAAACAGGATGCAACCCCCCAGGATATAAAATCTTTTAACTCTGAGCCTCTGACGAAACCAGGGGCGAAGGCAAACCAACCATCATTATTTTAATAAGGAGAAAAATATAATGAACGAACAACTAAACGAAATAATCCAGGAACTAGCGGACCTAAGTTATACCGCCCTGGATCTCAAGGAAGATATCACCACGGGCCAACCATCTATCCAAACCGCCCTGGAAAAGATAAACAAGATCCACCAGGTCTTAATATTTAACCAGGATAAACTCATTGAATTAACCAAGGGGGAAGTATGAAGTATGAAGTAAAAGTAAAAGTAATTGAAACTCACTATTTAACCATTGATGCTGATAGTAAAGAAGATGCAGAAAAACAAGCCGGAACTTACGGAACTGATTCTGCTGATGCACACACTACAGATGTTGAAATAATATCAACAGTAGAGGCAGAAAAATGACACAGCACAAAGAAATGATCGAAGAGGCCAGGCAATTGCTCAACAGCGAACGGGAGAACACCCCAAGCATGACGCACGATTTCGCGGACCCGGAGGAATCCTGGTTATTAACGCACCCGTGCGGAAAGGTAATTAAAACTTTTAAGGATAAACGCAAGAAAGATATTGTTATCCAGGAATCATTCAATGATTGAGATCCTGGGCCACATCTTTGGTATTGGTTTTCTCATATGGCTAACCGCTTTTATCATTCTTTACGCGGTAGCCAAACACTACGAAGACAGATAATCAATACCCGGGGCGAATGTTTAGGGTTTTTCTCCAATCCCCTTGTACGCACTTCGCCCCACCTTTAATATTTAACTATGCAACGCACGAACGATAAATTCCCACGCACGAACGCAGAACCCCAACACCCCATATGCACGAACGGATATGACGAATACCCGATTGATCCGGCCATCCTACAACAGGCCGAGAACTATACTTTCAGCGATCCCCTTGCTCTGCCAATTCCTCGACCATCACGACGCCCAGGCCCACGAGCAACAGATGTTTCCGCACGCCCGGTTTTGCTTGCTTAACGATCCTGCGTTCGCCCTCGACCGCAATCCATAGAATACCGGCCTCGACCAACTCATCCACGCAACGCCCGACTGTACGTCTATTCAAACCGGTCATCTTCCCATAATAAACATAAGCATCATGCGAGGAACAGGACAAAATTCTGTGCCTTTCACAGATCGCCCATAAAACGAGCTTGGTTGCCGGACGCAGGGATGTATCTCCGGCACGGGAACGAAACCACTTCCACACGCACGATTTCAGTTTCGAATAACTCTTATACTTACTCAGCACGGACGCACGCACGCATCCGGACTCACTCTCTTTCTGCGGTATGGAATTTTCGATCCACCAGAACTGATCGTTCATTCATACACTCGCTGAAATGAGGAAACCCCCAAAGGGGTTTTCTCTATTTGTTTTGTTTGGGATATATGGTACATCTAGTACCCTTCATAGGTACTACTAGTGCCATAGTATGGTACTACTAGTGCCATTAAATGAGAAGATTGTGCAACCAGGCATGGAGAAATTGCCCCTCCTAGGGGGGTAGTTCCGGGGCAATACTCATCAGTTTTTAAGGAGAGTATTATCCCGATTGCACAATCAAAGTTTAACATTATTACTTATGATTCCCGAAGGCTAATTGATGAATAATATTCTCAATGGATTTAAGGTTCCGCTTATCTTCCATCGTTGGCTTGGCCTTGTTGATGATTGGTTTACCATGTTCCGCCAAGGCGTTGATGATTAGCTGAACTTCTTTATCACTTGCTTGAATTTTTACTAGCATTTTTATTTTCCTTTTTCTTTTTTTTGTTAAATATTCGATCCCAGTTATCTCGATATTCTTGCGAGTAAGTTCCAGGTCTTGGCTTATCTCCCTTACCTGCCATGACTTAAACCCTGGTTATCATCTTTGGGTGGATAGGCATTTGCCACCGCACCGCATTCATTACACTCAAAGGTAATCTTGAGATTAAAACAGTCGTTGTAATAACTGATATCTGTTTCTTTCACTACAACCATATTGGCATTGCAATTAAAACATTTCATTTTGTACTTCCTGGTAATTGTTCTTTATCAAACCATCCACATGGGTAATTAATCATATTTTCCTCTCTTTTTTAAAAAACCGAGGCTCTGAGAGGCCCGTGGTGAGCTTTTCTTTGCCTGGTCCATGGTTTACCCTTAACGAAGTTATCACGTTTCCGGGCATTTTTAATTCCTTACTCATATTAAAAATCAAAGTTAATGTTTTGTTTTTCATAGACTTCCAGGACTGCCTCACGCCTAATCAATGTCATGGCATTGGTATCCATCTCGCTAGAGTTAGCCTTGACCACCTGAAAATTTACAACTCTGGTTCTATCAAATTCTAATCCCTCATCAGCACAAATATTTTCCGCAGTCTTTTCATCTGCCAAAGAAATTGTGGCAGCCATCCTCATTCCGTCCACGATAGCGGCGGAGCCTCTTATCGAACTTCTGCTATCCCAACTTGATTCTTGGGCCTGGAGTCCGGCTTTACTCATATGATGAATAGATAAAACGGAACACTCAAACTTAGATGCAATGGAAGAACAGAACTGACAATACAATTGAGCAGCTTCCTGGCTTGTTGTGATGGGTGCTGCAACAAAAGATTGTATTGGATCTATGACCACCAAAGATAAATCTGGAATCGTTGAGATCTCATTGATTAACTCATGGGCCTCGGGTGTTAGATCTAATCCCCTGGCATCATCTTTTAATAATATTAATGGTTTAGGGGCATCCGGAACTGTATAGGCAAAAACGTCATACTCCGCATCAAATCTTTTATCGCCTTTATCTAACGCTTTGGTCCGTCTAAAGACTTCGCTTCTATCATCCTCGGCCATCAGCATGAGGACATTACCAGCATTTTTAATTGGTTTATTTAACCAGGTGCCTTGCCCTTGTGATACTTTGATTGCTAGATCCAGGGCCAACATACTTTTACCAACACCACCGACCGCCGCCAATAGACCAGGTTTAGATTTTTCTAACAATCCTTCAACCAACCAGGAACGAGGCGGTGGATCACCTTTTAATTGTTTAATTGAGAAACTTCTAATGCCTAGACCTTGATCGCTTATCTCTAACTTAACTGCATCCAGGCCTTGCTTGATAGCCAAGTCATTGAAATCACCCTCAATGGATGGGATTCTAACCAAACAATTATAATATCTGGTGGCTATCTCTTCCGCTTTCTTGCGACCAATATCAGTTTTATCATTATCAAAGGCTAAATAGATCCTGGCGTCCGTCTTTTTTCGTATGTTTTCTACCGCATCATTACCAAAGTTAGCAGAAAAAACACAAGCTACGGGTATTTGTGTTGCATCCCATACGCTTACACCTGTAGCCATGCCCTCAACAACAACCAAGGATTGAACCTTATCCAAAGAATTAAAATCAGTACCAATCAAAAAGATATTACCCTTTACTTGTCCGGCAGATACGAACCTTTTAGATCCATCTTCCTGGATAAATTGCAGAGATCTAATCTCACCATCTACATTGTAGATAGGCACGACCAAAGATTTATTGTGCAGTTTTAAAGAATAACTTTTGATTTGTTTAGCTTCCAGGTAAGGATGCTTGATAACTTCTGAGTAAGTTTGAAAACGATTCTGACAATCTTTGGCGACTTCCTCATATCTTTGTAGCTTTTGTTTCTTGGCCTCTTCCTGGGCCTGTTGCATCTTTAGCTGTAGATCTTGTCTTTCATTTGGAGTAAGTGTATTGATCTGGACAGAACTCCATTTGTATTCCGACCCCGTTCTCCAATTTCCGTAAGTTGCGAATATGTGATTATGAACAACATTAATGACATACCAACCCGATTTTTCATTACCTTTATCCGGCCTCACTCCCGGAGTTGCTTGTACTGGGATCCTTACTAGATCCCCACTTGTATTTAAGAAGCCAACATTTAATCCTATTGTCTGCATTTCTGCAATAAGATCAGCTTCATTGCCTCTATTTTTTTCTAAATAACTCTTATCTTTATTCAGTCCGTGTCTTATCTTGTATTTTGTAAGATCCATCTACCCCGTTCCTTGCCCTTTCGTTGGCGTGTTTTAAATATTCCCTGGTATAACTCTCAAAAAAGTTGATCCTATCGTCCTCACTCCAATCACGAAACGCCCAGCTTTTATTTTTAACAGAAAATTCCTTATATCTTTCTTTCAGTTTAGATTTAGCATGAAGAACACCGGCTCTAGATACTTGTGCCACCTTGGGCGATCTATTACCTTTCTTAATTTCTTCTTGATGTTCCATGCTACAGGCTCCAAACCATTTACCATCAACCTCGACCAGAAGAGGCCCTACCGGATCGCCACAGCAACCGCATAGTGAGGGCCTATCTGATTCTAAAAAGTTAAAATGGGATGTTTTCTTCCGCTTCGCTGTTGGAAACAGGCTCATCTTTTTTAACTTCAGTAGTCGTTGACTTAGGTGCAAACCACCCTTTGCCTTTCATATCATCAATAGCAATGTAGCCTTTTGCATCTTTGATAGCATTTGCTCTTACTCTTACGCCAACCAAATCAGCACTTTCATCTGGAAAACCATCAGGAAATCCGCCGGCAATAGACATTGCGTGCAATGATGATAGGCCAAGATTAATAGCATCTTCACTTGTATCATGGTCTGTTGTAAAAGCATGACCAATCATAAAGTTTGGTTTATCAACAACCCTAAATAAAAGCTTTAAAGCTTCCCATCCATTCTTGCCTAGAATTGTCTCTTCCTTAACACATTCAAAATCATATGTGCCTGGTTCGAGTTCTTCTAAGATACTTCTTTCGGCTTGAGCCTTTTTCATACTTAAATCCATATTAATACTCCTTATCCTGGATCGTAGCTGTGATAGTCCGAGATATATTCCACGAACTCTTCACAGTCTTGGTTAATACAAATAAGTTGATGTAAGCCATCGAGAGGCAAATCGTTGTTATCTGGATCCATGCTATCAATCAAAGGATTTAATAACTTTTGGATCTTAGTCATAACACGTTTTGTTCTTTCGACTTCCCCCAACTTACTCACCTTTATCTTCCCCCAACATAGCCTTTCTAATTTCCGGCCATGAGAATGGAAGAACATCCGGTAATGCGTACCTATTTTTTGCAAGATAGGCAGGTTTCTCACGACAGTAAGCAACCACATCTCCGGCCACCGCTTTTGTTGTCATTGTTCCACCTTTCCCCTGGACCTTAACAGTACCAAGTTTATAGTTTGCAAAGAAACAACAATCGCTGTGTTCTAAAATTAAATCTGCGGCCTTGCGGTGCAGTTTTAACTCATGTCTATCAAAAGCCTCTATCTCTGGAGACTCAAATCTTTTAATCTGATTATGTGCAATCTGCAAAATAATCATACCTTTATCTTCACGCAAGACATTTAACAGATCTATGTATTGACGCCAATATCTCAACACCTCTACATAACCTTTACCATATCCAGGTTGTTCAATTGATTTCCAACCATTATCTTGACAGGCTTTATCCCATATCAATGGCTCCAACCAGTCTAACGAATCAATAACCACAGTTTTAAATTCGTGGTCTTCATCAATTAGATCTTGTAGATAACCCATGACTTGCTCAAAAGATTTACACAACGGAAATTGTTGTGCATCAATTGTACCCATACCATCTTCTGTTAATACAAAAATTGGATTTGGCATCTGTGAACCAAAGTAAGTTTTACCTACTCCGGCCCCACCATAGGCAACAATCCTGGGTGCTTTCTTTTTAGACTTAGTTCTTATATCAGCTAGACTCATTTTGCCACCTCAACTTTAGTATCATCACCCTCAACAGCTTCTTTTAAAGCGTTGCTGTAGTGCCTTCCAAGTATCTCTAACTTCTCCACTTCAAAGTTAGCGTTGGCAATGACCTCTTGTCTTTGTTGGTTCACAAGGGTCACTTTGTTGTATAGAATCTTGTTCTCTTCAGACAAGTCTTCTACTTTGTACTCTTTACCATCTTCATTAAAAGTAAAGGTAGGTTCTTTATTTTCATCAGACATTATTTTTCTCCCGTATTAAGTTTAAAAGTTTCACAAAGACTGCGTCCATTACAGAATTTGCAGTGATCCCCAAATACATATTTAGGGTTTTCATCCATACAAGCATCCGCCCGTGGTTTCAGAAAATCGAATCCCCAGTTAGCAAGATTTTCTCCGGTGGTTTCCCATGTCTTGACCGCCCGTTCTTTCTTTACTCCCCTAGGTTGAACTATCGTTAGTTCCATAATTGTTTCAGCATTGCCATACCTGGTTAATGCACCCAGGCCATAGATCATTAGCTGTTTGTTATATTCCGGTGAGACCTGCCATCTACCAGACTTTAAATCTATTACACATATGCGACCCTCTGAAAGTATGATTGCATCAGCAGTACCCCATATGTTTTCGCTTATCTCTTCCATTGATACTTGCTCTTCAATAAGCAACTTACCATTAAGTTCTTTTGTTCTTGCCTCTACATAATCTGTATAGATCTTTGCACAATCAATCATTTCTTGATCTATCTCTATCTCAAAATCTTCAACCATCTCAACCTTGCCGAGCCAATAATCTTCTAAAGATATATCACCATCTAAATGACCTTTCATTAAGATCTCAGACATTTGGTGTACCAAGGTACCAGTCACAGCAGGGATGCTTGTAGTGTACGGAACTTGTGATGCAAGTTTAGGCATACCAGGACAGACAGTCCACTTGTCTGAAGCCGAGGGGGACAGTAGTGCGTGTTTACTAGGCATTGTTGGAAATGTAAGATTCCTTTTCTATTCTTTTTACATCATCAAGATCATACAAAATAGTTCCTGTTATCTTCCAATAACCAGGCCCCATTCCTTTTGATCTTTTATTATCTATTGTTTTTTTGCTAACGCCCCATCGTCTGGATAGTTCGTCAGCGTCTATAGTGTTAGTGATGTCAAATTCTTTTAGATCTTTAATTTCCATAAATTTCCCTTTTCTCAGATTTCACCTATAATACCTCAATATTACTAATAATGGTAATATTTATTAAAAAATAAGGAGTATTTATGTCGATAGACAAAGCTACGCCACAGGATTGGGACCAAGCAAAAGATCGTTTGGCTTCCAACAACCAGGTAGGTGGAGATCACTATAATAAGGGGACCAATATAGAACCGATAGATTACATTATCGCTAATAATATTGGTTGGTGTTTAGGGAATGTAATCAAGCTTGTGACCAGAGATAAACATGATAAGGTTGAAGATCTCTTTAAGGCCAAGCATTACATAGATCTGGAACTTGAAAAAGTTTTTGGGTTAGATAGTGATGGTAATAAGATACCAGAGGAGTTATTGAAAAAATCCTTATAGGAGTAATAATGAACTTATCTGATTTTGATGATCCGGTAATGAATGAGAGAAACAACAATACCCCTGTTTATATAAACAGATACATTGCACGTTCTTTGATTGATATAGCTGGATTAGAAAATAAAGATCCTCAAGCATTAGCGGAGTATTTCCTGCAAGTAGGAATAAACTCCGTTAAGCATTACAAGGATCAAGAAGTTGTATTTGATATTGAAAGTCTTTAACTAAGGTCTTCCAATATATCTTTGATGTTTTTAACAGCATCATTGTTCTTCATGTGTTCATCAACGATGGTTAGTTGAACTTGGTCTAAAGGTTTAGAAAAGACCACATTTCTGTGGGTGATAGAAACAAAAGCAAATATATCTATCTCATTATTTTTATATTTTCTATCGGCAACTTTTTGACCCTTACGCATATCAAACCGCCAATTGCCTCTGCGTTCCTCTATTTGTGATTGGGTTTTGACCTGGCACTTATACAGCTTTAGATTGTGTTCAAAGATGATGTCTGCGGATGCGTTGTGTGGAACGATGGTTACTGTGTCAGAAACTTGAGAAAGGATTGCTGCTGTGAGATATTCACCAAAACGACCAACTCGTTCCGTTGCTAGGGGCATTTTATTCTTTTTCTACTTTTTTTCTTTTAAGACGCTCTGGTATTTCTGATCTTGCTTCATATTCCGCAAATTCATCAGCTAATAAATTTATTCTTTCTATAGATTCTTGCTCTAGTCTTGCCATCTCTTCTTTATCATCTCTTAACTCAGCCTCTCTTATTCTTTTACGATAATAATTTTGAGCATCTTCTATATCTTTCTTTTTAAAAAATAAATTTGTACTCCTGCTTTGCTCTGGATCTATGGGATAAATATTTTGACCAACTAGTCTGTACCATGCTTGTGGTTTTGTAATAGTTGGATCACCATAATAATTTGGTTTTTTTGTGACTGCTTCATACATTTTTCCGGCAAACCCAATATCAGTGAGCCATGTTGGGGCGGAGGTTCTCCAAGCATAATTTAAAATGTCTTCAAATTGTTCTGATGGTGGAGCACCCGTTTCTACTATTTCTCTGTTTGTAAAAGGATCTCTATTAGTAGTAACTGCTGCGGCAATGTTAAGACCTGGACCACTTAACAAACCTATGACATCATCACCTGCTTCAGCATATTCTCCGGCGGCCATTTTATTAGCAACACCAGTATAAAAACCCCATGGCATCATGTAAGAATAATCATAAAACTGCCATCTGCCCTCATCATCTTTGTATGGTAAAGCCAAAGCACTGCCACCATCTCTTAAATAGTTAGGCAATGTTTCTCTTAAATTATCAATATCCTCATTAGTAAGATCTTCGTTTTGTTTTTTCCAAGCTGCTGCTGCGACATATGGAACAGCAAAATATTTAAGATATCTTTCTGGGTGTCGAATAAAAGTGTCTAACAGAAACGGAGCTACTTTATATTGAAAGGTTATAAACGATGCACCAAATGGACTCTGCCTAACCTTTCTTAATGTTGGTGGAACTAAAGAGTAATCAAACAAAGTTTTTTGAGCATTGTAAACAGCAGTTTCAGCATTTTTACCTGCCTTCATATCATCAATAATCTTTATTAGTTTGCCAAATGTTTCTATAAACCCATAACTATCACCAGCAAAATTTAAAATCCATGATGTCATTCTTTTACCATGAGCAATGTCTATCCAGTTTTTTGATTGTTGAGATTTAACAATTTGATATAACCTATTTATTTGCACCATTTCCTGTCTACTAAATGTAGTAGATGCAATACCTTTTGCTTGTGCTTCTTTGTAATACTTTCCCTTGGTAATAATTTCTTTTATTGCTTGTGCCATTCTTAGCGGCATCCTTGTAGTTGAAACGCCTGATAAGTTTAAAAGAACTAAATTTGATACAAAGTTTCTTACAACTGATGGCGGATTTAAAGGAACTTTTAATGTTTTCCAAACTTTTGTGGCTTCTGTACCGAACTTAACCATTTGGTTTGCAATTTCACCTGCCTGTTGATAAGAACCATTTATATCATCATAAATTTCTCTTCTAACATATGCTCCTTGCAAATCCCCATATTTTTTTTGGTTTGGAATTTGCACCCATTTTTTAGCATCAACCTTTGCAATCTTTGGCTCTGCGTCTGCTATTGCTTTTTTTAAATCATTAACTATTGCAGTATCTTTACCATTTTTATCTAGTCTAAGGCCGCTTACTATTTCGTCTTGTATTCTATTTAATTCTTCTTTTGCATGAAATATTCCTATTTTATTTCCCCTAAAAGGAACAAGAGTATCTTGCAATGCCCAGTTTGGATTTTTTGCTATTTCTTTAAAAAAACCTAACTTTACAACATCACTTAAAGGGTCTTCCATAGCTTTTGCACCTAACAAACCAACATCTTCTATTTCGCCTAAAAACTCTCTGGTTGCAGCATCTAAATCTTTTCTTTCTTTGAGATAACCCATTGGAGATGATCTCTTATTGAAGTATTTTAAAAATAATCTTGGAAGATATGTTCCATAATTTTCTTCCATGGTTTGCTTTGAAATTAAACCATTTGCATCTAACACATCAGAAACAGCATCTATACCTTTTCTCAAATCAAGAGCATCAACTTTTAAATTTTCTGGCACATCGTCAATAGTTCTAAGGCCAACCAAATATTCATATACAGGTTTATTTTGTTCTGGAGATAGTTTATTAAAAGATTTAAAAACACTTTGAGTTAAATCTCTAACTGATTCTAGCTTACCCATAAACAAACCTCTGATACCAAGATATGATGGTTGGTCTGGAAGATCTCCAAGTGCGGTAAGTTTAGATCCTTTGGCTTGAATTTTGTTTAATACTGTAGTGGCTAATTTTTTGTATGCGTTGCCAATATAAGGAACTTTGCCAACAATCCCAAAGTCTTCATCTACCACTACATTGATTGGTTTTATTGGCTCAACTATTTCTCCTACCTTTGCTGCAATCGGAGACTCTATAACCTCTCCGGTTACTGTTCGTGGTGTTATAGGCATAGGCAATTCTGGTTGCTCTGCTTGAATAATTGGCTTAACTTCTGGCACAACCTCTGGCAAAAGTTCTAGTTCTTTTTGTGGTGCTGGTAATGCTAGTGGATCTGTTTTTTTGTTTCTTCTGGCAACAGCGTTTGTTATAACGCCTAGCGTTCCGCCAAGTGTTCCACCAAAAATTGATCCAATTCCTGCTGACTTTGCAATATCACCAGGCTTATATTCTTCTTGTCCTTCTGCTCTTATTTTTGCTCTTTGTCTTGCAGTTTCATAAGCTCCACCATAAATAGCACCTTCTCCAGATCCTATCAAGGCATATCTACCAGGATTACTTGTAACCAATGATTTTAAGATATTGCTTCGTATTTGATTTTTAGCCGCTTGTTTTCCAAGAGTTGAAACAGCTTTTCCAACACCCAATCCAATATATGTTGTTGGACTTTCTAATGGATTTAAAATATTTTTTGCTGCTCTTCCTGCCCCAGCTAAACTTGGAGCTTTTGCATCGTACATATCCATAATGTTTACAAAAGCTTCTCTTTGTTTTTCTGTTGCATTGCCTATGGCCTGACCTTCCCTTATTAAATCAACATCACTAAATGAAATACCACCACCATACTCAAGACCAAATTCCGCATAACCATCGTCACTTAATTTTGGAATAGGCTTTTCTGGATTTTTTCTTTGCCAGTCCCATTCATACAATTCTTTAGATGAATTAATCCACTTAGGGTCTTTTTTTATTGATTCTTCGGTAAGTCTTTCTTGAGGTTTGACGGATATGCCTTTTGGTTCTGCACCAGATATTTGATCTATTCTTTTTTTGTTTTTTATGGATTCTTTTAATTGATCTTCAGATAAACCATATGGTGTTATGCCTAAAGACAACGCTTGTTCATCCAAAGATTTGGGTTGAACTAATTCTTTTTTTTCTGGTGCTTGTTGTTTAGCAACTAACGATAATATCTGCTCTTTGGTTGGCTGCGTGTCAGATGTAACACTATATTTTTGTCCATCTTTTTCAAATATGTATTTTGGCATTTATCACAAACTACCCAAATCTATTATTGGTTCACCTGCATCATCAACTGCATTATTTTTCGGAGATATATCATTACCATAAATTAAGTTATATGATTCTTCGGCCATTTCTTTTAATTCTTTATTGCTATAAGCCATTTGCCCAGTGAATGTTTTTAGTGTTCCCTTGTCTTTCATATAATCAGCTATATATTGATTTTTGCTTTGATCTAACAATCGAGCATTTACACCCAAAAGACTGGCTTCTTGATTGAGCATTTCTACTGTGTATGTTGGATCATAATTAGGAGAGGTTTCATCAAGTTTGCTTTTTAAAAGACCGAACCTTTCTAGCTTTTGTATGTCTGCTGGTACAGCTTCAGGCTTTTCTGTCTGGGCCTCAACAAGAACTTTTACCCTGGCTTCATAAGGCAATGATTTAAAAAATCTCTTTTGACTTTCGGGTAAGTTAGACTCATCAATCGCTTTGTTAATCTCAGCATCGCTCTGTGCGGTTGCTTGTTTTAATTCTTTGGTTTCTTGCATCTGCGATGCAATTTGCAATCTTCTAGGATCGCCGGATAGTCTTGCGGTTTCGATATTAAGAATGTCTGCTAGTTTTTGAAATGAATTTGCCATAATTAACCACCAATCAAGTAATCTATTCCTGCACTTCCGGTGCCTGTACTTGCTCCGCTAAATTTAGGTATTGATGCACCTTGAAAAGCACTTTGCATAAATGGAGAACCAAGAATGTTTAGTGCGGATGTTACGCCTTCTAGTGAGGATGGTTGATAACCAGATGTTCCGCCAAACTGAGGTTGACCGCTAAGACCCTGAGCCAATAAACCAAGTTGTTGTTTTGGATAATCCAATGCTCTGCCAAATTCTTGGTAAGGAACATCTAATGCTCTTTGTTGTAAGAGTTGTTGTTGGCCACCGATACCACCAAGCAATCCAAGGCTTCTGTATTGTTCGCCTAAGAGTTGTTGTTGGATACCAGCCTGGAACTGTCTGTCTCGCATCTGTCTTTCAATATCTGATTCTGCGGCCCTTTGTGCCTGTTCAAAACCAGCTTGTCTTAATGCGGCTGAAGTTCTTGCTTGTTGTTCTATATAAGGCCTGGTTGCTTCGGTTTCAAGTAAAGCAGATCGAGAACCACCAAAAGCACCAGCACCGATTGCTCTGTCCTGCGATAAACCTCTAGCGATATCAGATTGCCTCTGAATATCTGCCATGGTTTGATCTATGACTTGTTGTTGAAAAGGTGATTGATATGCACCAATATCGGCTTGTAATAAACCTGGTGTTGGTTGTTGACCTAATTGACTAAGTGTTCCTAGCGGATCGTATTGTTGACCAGTTTCAAACATACCACGGGTAGCTTGAAAGGCTCTAAGTTGATCCGGTGAAAAACCTGCAACTCTTGGGCCTGTGTAGGGTACAAATGGTTGTGCGGCTATACCTTGAGATCTTCTATAAAGATCCTCATACATGGCCCGTTGAGCCGGATCCATTTGCGTGGTTGTTGATCCGGTTTCAGGATCAAATGCAGATTTAGCTGCTGCCGCCCCGCCTAGTAATGCTGCTATTGTTTGCAATGCCATAGTCTAAAACCTCTTAAATATCCTTTATTGTAAACATTTTATGATTAAATTTCATTATCTAATCGCCTTTTCCATATTCAATAATACTTAAAACCAGGTGAATGTTTGCATGATTAACCTGTGCTTTTATTATTTCGCCTTGTTGCAAAATAATTCCAGCATTGGTTTGTAATTCTTCGGTAGCGTGTGCGCCTATGTTATGTTGTTTATAGATAAAAAACTCATTAGAGCTAGTATCTGTTATAGATACATCTAA